ACCCCATAGTTTTTAGTATTTTTTTCTTGACATATTCTTTCTTTTTTGATAGAGTATAGGCATGTTGAATTTGTTAAAGAAAACAAAGACTTACTTAGTTGGTCATATGCAGTATCTCAGCGGCAGAGACTGGCGCCAAGAGATTACCGAGAAACTATGGAAGCTAAACATTACTTGCTTTGACCCCTACAGAAAGCCATTTATAAAAGACGTAGAAGAAGATGAGGCTTCGCGCCAAGAAATGGAAGCTTGGATGAAAACCAAGCAGTATGACCGCGTTACCGATAGAATGAAAACCGTAAGGTCTTATGATTTAAATTTAGTGGATCGCAGTGACTTTATTATAGCTCATCTTGTACCCGACGTTGCCAGTTGGGGTTCAGCCGAGGAAATTGTGACTGCCGTGCGCATGAAAAAGCCCATTTTCGTCAGTATGGAGGGCGGTAAAGCTAAGGCTCCGCTTTGGATGCTAGGAATGTTTCCTCACAAATATATTTATAATTCACTTGACGAAGTCGTAGAAATGTTGTATGCTATAGATAATGGCAATAAAGAAATCGACTCCGACAGATGGAGATTACTAAGAAAGGAATACAGATAATGAGTACAATTATTACAGCTTCATTGGTTCAGGATCCCATTTTTGCGCTTGGCGCCATGATATTTTTGGGGTTGCTTTTAGTGAGTAAAGGTGGAGAAATCCGTAAATTTTAATTAGACATGGAAGATCTTAGGGTTAAAATCATAGATAAGGCTCAAGAGTACAAGGTTATTAGCCGCTCCAGTGGCCCTTTACTTAAGGGAATAAACCCACATTCTCCGGATATGAAAAAAATTACCGAGATATCCAAGAATCCACAGTTTATAGAAGCGCAACAGAAATCCTCCAAACTATTAAAAGAACTTTTTGAATTACTAGATGAACTAGAAGTAGTAGAAGGATCAGTTTTAAAGTAATATAACATACATAAATACTATGAGTGAAAACAAAGAAGAAAATCAATGGAATGACCGTGAACTTGGAGCCCTTTGGGTCAATTCAAAGCAAGGCGGTGGAGAAAAATATCTTACTGGCCACATCAATGGCGAGAAAGTTATTGTATTCAAGAACAAATTCAAGGAAGAGAATGCCAAGGCCCCTGACTTTCGAGTTTATCGCCAAAAGGAACTCGGCCAAGCTCCCGCCGATACAGGAGAGGCCGATTCCGATTCATCTCTTCCGCCGGATGATGAAGTAGATCTTATATGATTTTATGTGTACTCATCTTTAATGAATACCAAATATGGATTAATTTGTGTCTCAAAAGTCTTAAAGGAAGAAGACCCCTCTAATTCTTTCGTTGGCCTAACTCGCAAAGACTACGGAAAACTTTCCTCTGAGGAAGGGGATAAGGCGGCGCTCAACAGGCTGCAAAAAGATATTCTTCACAATCTCGATCTTACCGTAAAGATTATTGATTTCTGCCGAGACAGCAATATAGATCATTACCGACTCAACACCTCTATTTTTGGCATTTTAGCTGATCCGAGTTTTGATATTGGAATTAATGATTTACCTAAAAAAGATGAACTCATAGAGTCCATTCAGGAAATTGGTCGCACCTCAATTACCAAAGGCGTTTCCCTGTCCATTCAGCCAGACAAGTTTTGTAAGCTGATAGATGACGATGAGTCCGTAGTTGAGAAGTCTATAAAGGAACTAGATTTTTATTCTTGGTTTCTTGATACGCTTGGAGGGCAACCGAACATTTCCTCACCGATCACCTTACATCTAAATTCCCAACCTAGTACCGAAGATCATGAAGCTTATTGTGATTTTGCGGATAGATTTTTTGAAAACTTCAAAAAGCTTGGAAAGAACACTCAAAAGCGCCTCGTATTAAAAAATGCCGACCATGGCTCATGGAATGCGTTTCGTTTATTTAAATACCTTCATGTATATTGCTTTGAGGAGCATGATTTTGGTTTCCCTTTGTCTTATAACAATTTATTTGACGCCTTAAACCCCTCTGATATTGACGGGGCCGTTGTTGAGCAACAAATTAATGTTGGAGCTTTTCATGAAACATGGGGAGGCGTCGTCCCAGTTTTTACTTGGAGTGAATCCAAAAGTCCCGGATCTCGCGCTCATGCGGCAGATCTTTCCGGCCCCATTCCAGACTTTGGGTATCAGATCAAATGGGAAGTTGATGTGACCAACAAGGATATAGCTATCCTCAAACTATTTACCGATGACGGTCCTTCTCGTATTTCAGAAGAAGCCCTAAAGAAGATCACCCGTCAGCGTTATACGCACGTAACTAACAATTATAATGCCCTCTACGAAGCTGCAAGGCGTACCAATCTAGCATCACAGGAGGGCGACACAAAATTTATTAAAGAATAAATGAAGTACAAAGTATCTTATCGGATCGGGGGAGACCCCCAGAGGCACGTCAGGTATTATACTGCTCTTAATAAGTCCACTGCGCTCGAAATGTTTAAAGCGACATGCGAAGAATCTCTTGCCGGAGAAAGCCCTCAGAGCATAGACATTGAAGAGGTATTTGTGGTAAAGACTAAAAACACTTGACATTTTAGCCTTTTACAGGTATATTATAGTGCATGATTAATGCATTAGAGTTTATTTTCTCCAGTTTTTGGGTATGGTTTGGGTTTAATATCCTGATACTTTCTACAGGTTGGGCTCTTGCAATGCCCTTTTATTGGTGGTATAAAGTGAAGCAATTTAAGATTCTCAAAAAGGGATACTGGAATCTAATGGGGCAATGAAAAAGAAAAAACTACATCCACGCCCCATGCAGTACCGCATTCGGTATTGCATCAATGGCTCCCTAAATGAGAGCATCCAATACTACAATGTATTTCACTCCAGTGAAGCACTAGACTTTTTGGCGCATACCTATCGTCGCGGCCACATTCACGGGGGAGCCTTGCGCATACTTGCCATTGAGGAGCATCAGCCCTTTCAAGATATCTGGGAAGACAGAACGGCCAAAGCCTACGAGCATGCTTCTTCCCCGGAAATTTCCCTAGAGGGCGTTGCGGTTGTACTTAAAAACGTTACTTAAGCGTAAGATAATTAACTGTTCTTTGAAAAATTTATGGGGGTGTACTGGATTCGACTGAGGTTGGATTCTTGCACTGCAAGTCGAAGAGGCGCCCGGCTTCGGAAAAAGGCGCAAAGTTGTACATGGCAACAAAAACCGTGTTAGAGCTTTAGGTTTCAAGAACCGTCTCGCTGCGAAGCGTTTCGGCTTCAAGGGCCGCAAGCTCGCCTTAGCAGCTTAACCTGCTAACCTCTTACCTTTTGACGCAGATAAAAAGGATAAGGGGTCATCTATCTGCAAAAACAGACAAAAGTTTACTTGTGTCACAAACTGCAAATAATTGAAACAAGTAGTTGGATGTTAATATCATAACTATAAAAAAAATTAACTAAACTTGTAGACGTACATGCTTGAAGGTCTCAGGACGCGGGTTCAACTCCCGCCACCTCCACCAATTATAATTTCCTCTTGACAAATCTTAATTATTATGCTAATATGTATGCACAATGAAAATTACTCGCCGAAACATTGACAAGAACAAAGATATCTGCTATGTAGTGACGCGCCAAGGGCGCCGAATAGAAGATCGCAACTACAGGACCGAGTACGGCGCCCAAGAGCGAGCTGAACGCTTGCGCAAAATGCTAAAGGAATATGACCCACTCCAGGCAAGCTCCATCGGGATCGTATGCACTTCCGAGCCTCGTAAAATTTTTTGATTTTAAATGAAGGTAAAATTTAAAAAGCTTCACGAAATCGCCAAGATTCCAGAGCAGTCCAACCCCGGGGATGCTGGATTTGATTTGGTTGCCACATCCATAACACACCCTTTTGGCTCTCTAAGCACTTATGTAGAAGTGGGCACCGCTCTTGCGGCGGAGATTCCAGTAGGTTATGTGGGTTTAGTTTTTCCGCGCTCAAGTATAAGTAATACAAAGCATTTTTTGCGTAATTCCGTAGGGGTTATCGATAGTGGCTATCGTGGAGAAATTAAGTTAAGGTTTTCTACTGACGATAGTCAGACAGCTTATCAAATTGGGGATAGGGTAGGGCAAATTTTATTTATTAAATTGCCGTCGGTGGATATTATTGAAGTGGAAGAACTTAATACATCAACTCGACAGGAGAAAGGATTCGGTAGCAGTGGAAAATAAAAACTTAAATATCAAAATCAATACGTTTGAAGCGATAGTGAATTATACTCTACATAAATTTTGCCCTTTTGCAGTTATAATTTGGTTAATTTTCACTAAATTTAGTTTGACAAATTGGGAACCTTATGTTATTATAGGAATGATTGTGTTTATAGATAGATTTTCTTTTAAAGTAGGATATAGCGTTGCATATTGCGAAAGCCGAGGAATAGACCCAAATGATGACAAAACTTCTTAAAGAGATCGGATCTCTTAAAAAATTTATAAACAAGCTCTATAATAAAGTTAATAAAAAACAATATTTTGTTGTATATAAAAATGAAGAAGGCAAAACTAAGACTTATTTAATAGGAGAAATAGATTTGTATAATTCATTCAGAAACAAAGACGAGAACCGAGATAACGCCGGTTTCAAAGCTTATTGCTTTGCCCGTGATGAGGTTAGATCCTTTCGGCACGACAGAATCGTTTCGATCACTAAGAAATGATTTGTTTGCCTTTTTATGGATTTTTTTGTTGAAATATTGCTGTGTTGCGCTATTATATGTTTAATAGTTCTTATTGTAAGATTAAATGCTCTCTCAAATGAACGGATTAAAAAGCTCAAGGATGAATCGGAATTTCATCGCGCTAGGTTAAGCGAGCGCGAATCTGAATACAGTGAGTTAAAATCAAATTTCGAGAAGCAGACTCAGGACTACTCCTTAAAAGAATCCCAATTACATAAAAATCTTACTGGACTGCGCGAAGTTTTAAGTTCTGAGCAAGAATCTGTAAAAAAACGAGAAGCTGAACTCAAGAATAAAGAGGAAGAACTGACCAAAGCCTTAGATCAAGTTCAAAAAAACTTAGAAGAAGAAACAGAAAACCGGAAAAAAGTTTTATCCCAAAAGAAAAGCAGCGAAGTACGCCTAGGTAATATTGCCGAAAAATTAGCACCATTTTTAGATGAATTTGATTTTGATCCAGAAAACTGTATTTTCTTGGGGCAGCCCATTGACTATATTTCCTTTGACGATGAAATCATTACGGTTATCGAAGTAAAAACCGGCAAAAGCCAACTGAACGCAAAACAACGACACATCAGGGACTTAGTTAAAGCCAAACAGGTAGCTTGGAAAGAAATAAGAATTAAATAATTTCATAAACAATAATACATATGAAAACTACAACAGTAATACTCAGTGCCCTTTTAGGGTTCTTTATTAACGCCGCTTCTGCTGAAGCCCCCCCTGTAAAAGGTAATGTTGGAGCAAAATACTCCTCTGATTACAATCGTCGCGGGGAAATTCTTTCAGCAGAGGCCTTGCAGGCCCAAGTGGGCTTCAATGTCGGCCTGGGGTCCGTAGATGTTTTTGGTGATTTCTTTACCAATCAGAGCACGGATTCTGGGGGAGCAGACACCGACGAGACGACTCTCGGATTGGGAACTTCTCTTTTTGACAATAACTTCAATGCTTACATCGGTATCTACAATACTGATCTGGGGGCCGCAGAGGACACCCTCGAGGCTTTTGCCTCCATTCAGGTGGAAACCCTCCTGTCTCCGACTGTAAGCGTTTTTAGGGACACTGACGCCTCTCTGTACACGTTTGAAGGGCAGCTCAGTCATGGGATTTCCCTAGAGGTGATTGATCTCGAATTGGCTGGGGTTATCGGAAATACTGATTCCACTACCACTTTGGATCGTACTTATGTGGGCGCCAAGCTTACTGCTAGTAAAACTGTAAAAGACAATCTTAATCTTTATGCAGATGTGGCAGTCTCCGATTCCGATGATCGTTCAAATGAAACGATTTGGGGGCTCGGTCTCAGTGTTAAATTTTAATAACCCCAATATACATAAATCATGGATAACGTAGTAAAGACAGTAAAGTCCGCAGTTGGTGGACTCTTCGCCGTATTAACGTCAATCATCGGGCTTCTTGTGCTTGCACAGATAGTGTTCGGTGAATCTGCTGGGATGAATGTCATTGGCAATCTTCAGGATATTGTCAACGGCTTCGTTGGGGAAGGGGCAAGTCTTGCGGGGCTTATCACTCTTCTTCTGCTAGTTGGTCTTTTGCAAAAGCAGGGCTGCTGCGACACCAGCAAGAAGTAAGGTTAAGTTATGTCTGAAAAGAAATTCTGGCACAGCAAAAAGTTCTGGGCCTCCGTAGCTGGAGCCGCAGTTCCCATCCTTAATCACTTCTTCGATCTTGGCCTAACGCCAGACGTTGTATTGCAAACCATCGGTCCAATTGCCGCCTACATTCTAGGTCAAGGTCTCGCGGACCTTGGGAAAAACAAGTCGAGCTAAAACTTGGTTTTACGGTGTACTTCTGAGTCGCCTCCCTCGATGGGGGGCGACTCTTTTTTTTTGGCGCCTAAAAATGAAAAAATTTTCCGCAGGCCAACTTGAAATCTAGTGGACTATATATTATAATAATATTATGGACGATGATGATTTTTATATCGGTGGGCCGAAAGACTATGACGAGCAGACGGACGCCTTCAGATTTGAATTAGATGATTTAGTCTATCGTTATATAGATGAGTTTGACATTAATACTTTTGTAATGGTCGGGGCTTTACAGGAAAAAATTCAAGAGCTATTGGACCATGGAAATACTGAAATGGATATAGATTTAAATGAATAATACTCTCATAGGGGTTACTGGCTTCGCTACCTCAGGCAAAGATACTTTCTTTAAGTTGTGCGCGGAGAAGATCGGCGAGGACAAATGCCGTCGTTACGCTTTTGCCGACATCCTTAAGGACGAGTGCGATGAGCTTCTACTTAAAAACATAGGTATATCGGCTCACACCACCAACCCTAGAGAAAAAGAGCTTATTAGGCCGCTTCTAGTTACTTACGGCACCCATATCAGGCGCAAAATAGATCCAAGCTGCTGGATAAACAAGTTAATTGATAAAATTTCAGACGACAATGTAAAAAACTCTTATATATTTGTTACTGACGTAAGGTTTGAAAACGAAGCCTTATGGGTGCAAGATTCCGGGGGTTTAATTGTTAATGTGGCTCGGAAGGGAATTGGCCCAGCGAATCCAGACGAGAAGCAACAGTCTTCGCTCTTAAGGTCTTATTTCTTTGAGTCGATCACTTGGCCCACCGTAGGAGAGAAAAATTTTTCTCAGCTTGATGGTTTTGTTTCTCCATTTTGCAAAAAAATTTCCGCACGGAGTCAAACTTATAGTGGACTATAGATGAAAGAAAATTCTCAGCAGAAATACAGCAAATCCGAGAAGGGAAAAAAAGCCCTTACGCGCGCGCAAAAAAAGTATGATGAATCTAATAGAGAAAAGCGTCGGCTCCAAAAAAGAGACTATATGCGTCGAAAAAGAGCCGAAAACCCAAATTACTGCAAATGGAAATGAAAGAACCCAAGCCCAAGCCCTGTAAAAAAAAGTGCCCTTGCGCCCCCAAAAACACCAAAAAGCAAAAACATCAAAATGGAAAAGGGGATTGCCCCAGGAATATTTCAGACTCCTTTCGCTCGAATTACGATAGAATAAATTGGTCAAAAAAATCTTGACTTGCCTTCTCCCCTATGGTATTATAGAGGCTCAATTTTAAAACTATATGCCTCCCAAAAAGAAGTTCTCTCAAGCTGACGCTCGGCGCTACAGATTTCCAGTTGCTCAATACTGGAGTATTAATTTTGGCATAGAAGATAATACTGGCGCCAAGTCGTTTTATAGCTGCATCATAAAGGCAAAGTCCCTTTATTGGGCAAAAAGGATCATTACCTCCAAAATAAAAGAAGATATGCCCTCTTCAAAAGTCAAGTTTAGCGGGCATTCTTATTGGATACATAAAAATTACCATATGATGCGTAACGGGAATAGGAAATTAACTGTAGAGGATTGGGATGATATTCGTGGCGCTGCGTTCCCGAATGCGGACAACACCCTCTTTAAAGTACCTTGGGTAAATTATAGGGCCAGAAGTCTTTCCCCGTCCCAATTGGCTGACCTAAAGAAAAAAGGCTTTCAGCCGGGGAAAGAGAATTGGTCTCATAAATTCAGAAAAGGCACCTCTCTCCCCCTCGACAAAAGGGCCCATAAGATATACAGGGGGACTTGGGTTGACTGGGATTCAGAAGAGAGGGCTCTTGAAAAAGATAGGCTCATAAGGGCTTTAGTCAAGCACGACAACAGCAGGAGCGAGGCGGCTCGCTACTTGGGTTATAATCGCAACAAAATATATCATCTTTTTTCTAAATTTGCCGAGGTGAACTGGGAAAAGGATTACCCCCCCAGAAAGTCCAATAAAAGATGAACGTAGATGCTCTTTTTGCCGGCTACCTCAGAGATCACCAACAAGATCTTAGGTCTATTGTGGCAGCGTGCCGTAAATCTTCTCACCCTTTAACCCTAGATGAGATTGTGGCGGATGTCAATTTGTCTCTTTATAAAAAGCGTCACGATATTACCCAAAATACGGACGGAGATCTTTCTTACGACGATTTTTCTAAAATTGCCTATCGTTATGCAGTAAATATCACAAAATGGTCTGCCGCGACTTACAAGATTAAAAAAGAGCAAAAATATAGGCTTAACGAAACATATTCCACCGACGAAGGGCTTAAAAGCAGTTTTGACTACATAATTGAATTCGAGGGCGCCGAAGACCAAGAGCTCAAGAAGATATTTAAATCCGATCAAGCCAAATACTTCCTAAAGTATGTGCGAGAGTACTCGCAACTCCTAACTCCCATGGAGCTGCATATAATATCTCTTTTAGAGGTGGGAAAAAATCAGTACGAAATTGCCGACTATCTGGGAGTGACCCACCAAGGAGTCTCAATCTCATTGATTAAATTAGCAAAAAAGCTTCGATCAAATATTAAATTTGACTATAAAGACTCCCCCCTTCCATCGAACGGATTATCGTGTGCCCGTTCATTTTTTGAAAAGACCCCTCCGCATAATCCTATAACCGAGGCCGATAGGTCTGCGCTCCTCGATTACATCTTGAGGAATAAAGGAAAGTATACTGCTGAAGAAATTTCCAAGCATTTTAAGGAGGGGGAATACACTGCGGGCCAAATCAATAGATTATCTCAGAATATGGGAGTTTTTAGTTACCTTAAGAGGTCGATTATTTTTGGTTGGCCCCGAGAAGACATAGATAAGCTCATTGAGCTTGTTAACGCTGGCCACACCATCCACCAAATAACCAAATTACTCGACATAAGCCACGCCTACCTTGTAAAGCGTAAATGCCAATTCCTCTTATCAAATGGAATGATCGATAAAATTCCCCATACCGGGGTTAAGCCAAAAAAACTTACCTCTCGAGATAAGAATATCCTACAGTTTTTAAAAGAGGGCTTTTCGTGCAAAGAGACTGCTGCCGAGCTTCGCATCCCGACATCTGTTGTTTCTGGGAAGTTAAGGTGGTTTAAGTCTCTCAACTTATTACCAAATACTTCTAATTATGCCACATAAAGACTGGGTTCACCCCCAAAAAAAATTCAATAAAGAGAAATACGACTTCGATGTCTATTGGTTTGCCTATTTCACATGGATTTATGCTAATGGTTCTGAAAAGGATTTTAAGACAGTCGTCCGAGCCACTTCTAGCGACAAGGCCAAAGAACTCCTTATCGACAAGATAAAAAGAGAAGATCCCAAAAATAGGGTAAAATCTCTCAAGACCTATAAAATACATAGCAAATTCCGCATCCCCCCCGGAAACACGAATCAATCTTTAAGTATTGAGGCATGGGAGGCTTTTCGGAATATATCTTTTCCCAATGTAGCCGACCATCTTCATTTAATTGAAAAGCCCAGAAGGCCAGGCCAAACCAGTTACTTTGATCGCCGTATTGATGCCGCAGAACTTGCACGCCTCAAAAAGACTGGCTTTAAAAAAGGAGACGAGAACTGGTCAAGACTAAATCCAGTTACCGATGCGGATCGTCCACCTCCAGAAGAGCGCCACCTTTATCGTGTGAAGCCCGGGGGTAGACCTGGGGTGGATTGGGAGAGAATTCCAGAAGAAGAGCGCCTAGCTCAGCGAATTGAAATTTCTAATGCCTTAATTAAAACCAAAGGGAATAGAGCCGCCGCAGCTCGCTACCTTGGCATGAATAAAAAAGACTTATGGATACTCATGTGGAAGAAGCATCCTGATTTTGACTGGAATAAAGAGCACCCCATTGGCGGCAGGCCAAAACATCGCTCTCGTGAGGCCATAGACAAAGCAAGGGCTACCATGAAAAAAACTCTAGCAAATCGCGTGCATTGGAATTTGGGCACCAAACTCTCAAAAGAAACCATTGAAAAAAGATCTCAGACCTGCGCCGGCCAAAGAAGCAAAAAGCTTAAATCCTTAAAGCCTAAAATCATTGAGGCCTTATCCAATAACAACAATATTCGATCTAGAGCAGCCAAAGAGTTAAAAATCTCTCGCAACTGCCTCTGGCGCGCGATGCGTGACATTACGGATGTCGATTGGGCTAAAGAATACCCACCACCACAAAACCCTACGCCCCCACACCTTAGGCCTACGAAAAAATGAGTCCCGACTTGGAGGAAAAATTACTTAACCAGCTAACTCAACACGAAGGCTATATTCGTGTGATTATTGCCAATAAGTGCTCTGCGCCCGAAGCTGACCGTGATGAAATTTTTCAAGAGGTATGCACAAATGTATGGAAGCACCGAGATCGCTTTCGCCTTTCCGACGGAGAAGTAAAGACGTCTCATTTTAAAAAGTGGGTTGCTAGTTTCACACATAACCAAGTGGTTTGGTATCTCTCTAAAAAGCAAAGAAAAGACAGAAAAATAGACTTTGATAGTGAAAAATTTGAGGTTGTTTCTGCGCAAGTTGGAGAAAATGATGAACATCTTGACGAAGAATTTTCAAAAGAGTCCGTTAGTCACCTCTATTATAAGTACCGATCAGTGTTGACGCCACATGAACAAAATGTATTCAGTCTTATGTGGCGAGGAATAAAGATCGAGGAAATCGGCAACATATTTGGTCTCACTCACCAGAGGATTAGCCAAATCGCAGAAGATATCAGGAATAAAATTAAAAAACGTTTCAAGTCGAGCACAGATGAAGTTATTGACGAGAATACCTTTAAGCTCCCCCAACACCTTGAGATGGTTACTGATTTCTTTAATTCGTCGCGAGACGGAAACACTGACCATATTGTACATAAATAAGCTCTCAGGTGTACCTTTCTGTGTGAGGCCGTGGTCATCTTTAAATGCTATGGGGCGCTTAATTCTTACAATGTGCGTCTTTAATGTGTGCCTTTCTGTATTTTTTGCTTTACAGCTTTTTGTTGCAGGTTCCTTATTTTCATTAATAGTTGGAATGTTTTGCGGGATTGGAACTTATGATCCTCGCTACAATCGAGAGTAAGTGTAATCTTTTATGTGGCAGATCGTAGTTTGATTTATTTTTTATCTTTTTTAATAGTTATTGTTACTTATTGTTTCTATAATCAGTATCAATACGCCGAAGAATTATATAGATTAGCCTCAAAGCAAGACGATATTATACGTTCTCAGCAGAAGGCGATAACGGCCCAGCGGGGATATATAAGCCTCTTGGAGGTTCAATTAATCAACGACTTTTATAAAAATACCAGCCCGGATTCTCCAGTTTACTAAAATTAAATTATGTATGTAATATTGGGTAAAAGCGGCTATATTGCCGAAGCCCTGATTAGAGAATTAAAGTCGCGCTCATTACCTTATCTTGCCTGGAGCCGAAGCGACGTAGATTACACTAATCGCTTGCATCTTGAGCGTAGCCTCGATAATCTAAGGGCTCCCTTATACATTATTAATTGTGCGGGCTACATCGGGAAGCCGAACGTTGATGCTTGTGAGTCTGCGAAAGCAGATTGCATTGAAGGGAATATTTTGTTGCCCATGATGTTGTCGCAACTGTGCAGCGCTTATTATGACTGGAAATATGTCCATATCTCTTCAGGCTGCATCTATAATGGGTATGAAAGAGATTTTCATGAATACGATCCTCCAAATTTTGACTTCGAAAATGGCAGCTTCTATAGTGGGTCAAAAGCTCTTGCCGAAAAAGTTGTCGCCCAAAACACTGAAAACTACTATATTTTTAGGTTGCGGATCCCATTCGATGAATATACATCTCCTCGGAATTACTTAACTAAGCTATTAAGCTACGATACATTGCTTGATGCCAAAAACTCCTTGAGCCATCGAGGTGATTTCGCCAAATACTCAATCGACCTAATAGAGCAAAGAGCGCCGGAAGGAATTTATAATATTACCAATAAGGGCAGCATTACCACAAGGGAGGTGGTGGAGTTAATAAACGAGTACAGTCCGACTTATCGTGAATTTTCTTTTTTTGATTCCCTTGAATCCTTTTTTTCAGGGGTAATTGCCCCACGATCTAATTGTGTTCTTAATACGTCCAATATAGAACAGTATATAAAGATTAGAACGGTAAAAGCAGCTTTAAAATGCTCTCTTTCCAAGTATAAATACCCTTCTCTTTAAGTCTTTTTTTCTTTTTTAAAGTTTTTTTAGTAAAAAGCTTGACTTATGGATTTAATTCCCGTATACTATGCTCCATATTCAAGACACAAAACAAATACTATGAAGACTAAAAAGAAAGCCCATAAACGTTCAAAGTCAAATACCTACATGCAAAGGTTTGCCAAGGCTCCTCAAAGTACAGGTAAAAAACTTCAATTATACTTGAATAAAAAGGATGAAGAAGGAAACCCAATTCCCACTCATCGATTCAAGACTAGCTTTAAAGAGCCGCAAAGCGGCGTAGAAGAGCTCTGTGGGCTTGAAATTGAGCATATTCTAAAGGAATTCAATTCCAAGAACCGAGACATCCGCACTTCGAGAGTAGACCACCTTGTGACTGTTTTCGAGAAAGATCAATACGTATTGTCGCCGGATGCTATTTCCTTCACAAAAGGAAGTGGTACTATTCAGAACGGCCAACATCGACTTACCGCATTTCTTCGTTGGGCCAAGAAGAACTACCCCAATGGTCGCTGGAAGGATCAGGTGTTAAAAGTGTTGGTCGTTCATTCCCTTCCTCCCGAATCCCAAGATATTACCGACGTAGGTAAGGCGCGTACACTTACTGACATTGCCCAAATAAATGGACTTATTGGGCCTAAAGATAAAATTGGGCGCCAAGCGCTCAAGCTTCTTCAGACCCATATGACAAAAACAGTCAATGGCAATGGATGCAAGCCAAATAAGGCTACTTACAAAGACGTTTGCAAAATGTTTAATTGCTCCTTCCCGGAGACTTCTTATGCGGATGGCGACGAAGACCTTACCTACGCATCGGTCGCTCGAGAGTTTTGCTCACTAGCCGATCCCCGACATTCTTCGGAGTGGCCTCTCCCCAAGGGGTATTTGGCTTGCATATATGACTTGGCGTGTCATCGAGATTTAGAGCTTGCCCGAGAAATCCTTTTCCTCTGCACGGCTAATCGCATAGAGATTAAGGCTGAGGGCTACGACGACGAATTCTCAACCGTCAAGCTTTCTGCTATCAAAAAGCTTCGCGCCGATCTCAAGGATCTTATGTTGGAGAGGGTGTCCCATGCTGGAAGCGCCTTCCCTCATCACTACGGCAGAATGCTTACGGTAATACTTAAATACTCGGAAGGGGAATCCTGCAAGAGAATAATACCGAGAAGGCTTTGCGACTCGAAGGTTACATACCAAAAGCTTCAACGAGAAGGAAAGTCGGAGGGAACTCAGGATCCTTCATTTTATTGGGGACTTATAAAATAGGTGTATATATAGATATGCAAAAATTCATAATTCTTTTATTTACTCTTTCGATTTTTGGTTGCACCCATACTGCTTTAACGCATAAATGCAACGGAGATAAGATTTGTCGGTGCGAATCTTGCGACAAGAATTGCGAAAACTGCAAATGCAAGTAATAAACCCTCTCGCCATCTGCGAAGAGCTTTGTGTTGAAGTTTCCTCCGAGGACGATGAAATTCGATGCATTTTGTCCTTGTCGCACCTAGAGCCCCTAGTCGAGCGCCTTGAAAGCGCTGGGTTTAATTGCACTCAAATCCAAAAGGATTACGAGCGTAATCGTTGCGTTGCGTGGTTTGAGCCTACGTTGTAGAAAATAATAATGTGTAACACTTTATGTGTCACGCTTATTACGGTTTCTTGCTCTCATTCTTCTCACAAGTTGTATTGTTCCTCCAGGCCCTACCCCCAAAGACACTGAATTCGATCCATCCAAGAGGAATTGGGCTGAAGTTTATCGTCACGAAATAAAGAGGGCCGTAGAGAACGAAGACTCAGACGCTTATCATTTCTTTTTTCAGGAGTATATGCGCGAAAGAATTAGGCAGGAACGGGCAAAAAAATCCAATGCTAAATAAGTATTTTAAAGAAACGGAGCCCCATAAAGTCCTATTGACCTTTTATTTTGTTGTTTATTTTTTAATGATAATCTCTTCTTTTATTTTTAACTTATGAGCTCGGACAATCCCAATGAGGGACTAAACCCTTATAAAATAGAATTTACTCGATCAGATTTAATTAATGCATACATCAAGGAATGGGTTCTTCGATGGTGCAAAGAGAATCATCCCGAGGCATTTGAAGAGGCGCTGAAGCTAGCCAAGGAATCCCTCGACTGCTCAAAAAAAGAATCAAAAGATTCTTGACAATCAATTCTCCGCGTGCTACAATGGACGCTTTTACTAATCCAAAATAGATATGCAAAAGAACATGACAAATAGTACTGAACTACTTAACCCCGGCAAGGCACTAAGCTCCATGTCTACCTCCGACTATAATGATTTGCCTTGGAGCGAGGTCATGGGGATCGATTCTCAGGTCGCCGTCGAATATCGCCCCGACATTGAAAAAGAGTTCAGCACTTGCAGTCTTGAACGCGCCTCAGACGGCGAGGAGTCGGAGTTAATCCACAATGGTAATGGCTACAAGCTTTACACGCCGAGACAGGTGCGCACACTCAGGAAACCGCTTCATAGCATCGGCGGCACCTTCCCCCACAAAACCAAGAAGAGAAGGATAGCCGTTGGGCGCGTTTTTGATTTTTTCATGTTAATTTTGTGCTCTTCCGAGACTTCAAGCGAGATGCGCTTGGATGCCGACACCAATGGGGGCTCCGATATAAACGACCTTATTAAGCAGTTGTGGGATATTAATGACCACGAATGTATAGTCTGTTGCCAAAACGAATTAGCGCCGATCATTAAGAGGTTTATTACTCGCTCACGCCAGAGAAAAGAAATACTTAAAGAAGGAGCGTAAATGTCTAATCCAACACAAGAGGAGTTGCCCTTGAATTTGCCCCACTGCCTCCCTAAAGAGCGCGCCTACCTCTATATAATGAGGTGTGAGTCCCATCGCAAGAACCAGCGCAAGATTGGCTTTGCTCGCAGGGATCCGAAGCACCACAGGGCTAAGGAGCTTGGAGGGACAAGTAATCCGGACCCATTCATTGTGGAGTACGATGTTCTTGTTTCTGGTGCGCCTGAGATAGAAAAGCGTGTTCATGAAAGACTTGCCCATTTAAGGCATTCTTCACATAGGGAGTTTTTTAATGTCCCTCTACAAACTGCCATCGACGTAATTAACGAGGAGGCGGGAACTAATTTCATTACTAACAAGTTCGAAGGAGCTAATAAATTCGCCGGCCTTCCTCCCGTTTTCCCTAATCCAAAACCGCATAAGCCCTCTTCTCCTCCTAGTTTTCCTAAATCAAAGGCTTTTCAAGTCACCCCTTCTCCTCCGGTTTTTCCTAGGCCAAAACCGCACTCTCCTACCTCTCCACCAGTTTTCCCTAGGGTGTCATCGTAGTGAAAATAACTAAAGAATTAAAACACGCCGCCTTCGAATGGGACGACTCTAGTAAAACGTTCACTCTTATCGACAAGGACGGGAATAAAGTTTCCTTAAACAAAGTCTACGCTTTTGCTTTCATGCGCTTTGTAGTGCGTATGGCTCAAAGAAATTGGTTTAGAAGTGCAAAAAAGGTTGATAAAACTCCTGACTCCGTGCCAGAATTAGAGGATATAGAACAATTTGACCCGAACCAAATGTTTATGTTTGACGATAAATGAGAAAGATAAACGCACATACAAAGAGATGGAATAAAAACTTCCTCCTTCATAGTATGCGCCGCATACGGTGGGAAAAAAGGCGTCATCGACAGGCGGTTGCCCAACTCAACGTTGTCGATGGTGAAATTGACTACAACAGCCCCCCTCTTCAAGCCTCCTCCATGTTTGATTATGAAATGGATTACATGAACCAATTCCACAAAGAAAACAATCAATCCCTAATATGGGTCACGCAAATACAATATAAGTGTGAAAAAAGAAAAAAAATGTTGAAAAAAAACTTGACAGATTAATAATAATATAGTAATATGGAGGCTTATATGAAAAACTGCGAAATCAAACCTATTCGAGAAAACGGTCAAACGTTTTACCCAGTATTAATTGAGAGGCTTCTCGTGGATCGCCTAGAGAAGGATCAGATGATTCATCAAGTTGGTTCGTGCGAGGAGCACGGGCTTGATATTTATGAGCAAATTCAAAACGTTGAAGATCAATGCGATTACGTATTGGATGGTTATACCGAAGACGCCACACTTTACTCTAGGCGTAATAAGCGCGGGATGCGTGCATATTCTGACGGCTCACCCGTTCAATACGAGAAAGTCGAGTCCGCAAGCCTTAAGCTTATAGTAAACGAAGATATTCTTATGGGTGGAACAGCCACTCGTTCTCCAGAGAAGTTAGGGTTCAATGTTAGGAGTGTAAGCCAAATCATTGAATCTAGCATAGAGGAATATGATAGGCGCACCAATATTCTCGGCAGGTGCCCTATATTGGATGACGAACCATCTCAGTCTGAACTCCTCTTTGAGGCTTCTGGGTCATGCACAGGCTTGATGTTGCAAGAGACCGAGGAGTCCCCAGATCCCTCTACGGGCTCAGTTATTTTAGATGAGAAGACAATCCTTGATCTTCTTCGTGATAGGCCTCTTAAAGATATACCCTCTAAGGTAATGTCCGTATTATCCGATAATACTAAGGCTAAAATTTTGGACAACCTCTATCTTAACGAACAAATCTAGAGGGGGCTAGGCAAATATGAGCTCTAGCTATAAAACCGAGGAGTTTGGCGCCGAGATGGTGTGCGCCACTGAAATTGAAGAGTTTTTTTACGTTGATACCGACGATCCAGTTCCCGAGGGTGAATTTGTCGGACTTGACATTGATATCGGGAAAGAAGTCAAGTTTGTTCTTTTTAAAAATATATACTGGAACCCTCAATATTAATAAGTCATGAAGATTCAAGAAAGATACCTATGGATTGCTGGAGTAATCCTTGCTGGATTCGTTATACAGGGGCAACTCAAGAAATCTAGCGATCTTGAGACTCTACTCTCCACCTATCAACTTGAGTCGAACATTCAGGACGCCCAAATAAGCGACTTCGGAGAACAGTTGAGCGCTGCGAAGGATGCGCACTACCAAAGGGGATTTGAAGACGGCAGGACTCAAGCCGCGAGCGTTCTTGCTGAGGCTGGGTCTATATACAACTATGCGGATGGGTATCATGCTGCCATCGAGCAAAATAGCCTCTTTCTAATATCAGAGGAAGAAAAACTCTTTAGGGAGCTTGAGGAAGACATTAGAGAAATGATTAAAAAAGATCCCCCCGAAGAGGCGCCCACCCCGGATACGCCCGAGGTAGTGGACACTCTTGAGGCTCAGTGATTCATAAAGCATCACCCCATGAACCTAAAGGTTATGGTGGCGTGCGAAGAGAGCCAGATTGTATGTCATGCATTTCGTAAAGTTGGGGCCGAGGCTTATTCCTGCGATATAGCTCCATGTAGCGGTGGAAGGCCCGAATGGCATATTCAGGGCGACTGCATCGACCATCTAGACGAAGAATGGGACTTAATCATTGCTCACCCTCCCTGCACTTTTCTAACTGTGACTGGGAATAAGTGGTTTAAGCCAGAGTTCAGAGATCGTTTTCCTGATCGTCCCAAGCAGAGGGAGGATGCTATCAAATTCTTCTTAGATATCGCTAAATCCGATTGCTCACGCATAGCCATCGAGAATCCAGTGGGAATTATGTCAACGCGCTGGCGCAAGCCAGACCAATACGTCCACCCTTACTATTTTGGGGATCCTCACAGCAAGAAGACCGGGTTGTGGTTAAAAGGGCTTCCGTTACTGAATAAGACTAAGGTGGTCGAACCCGAAATGTACACCTATAAGGATGGCAGAAAAGATCCTATTTGGCATGTAGAAAGCATGAAGATGGCACCGGCCGAGAGGACTCGATACCGAAGCAAGACTTTTCCGGGGTTTGCTCGAGCGATGGCTGAACAATGGTCGAAAGCCATCCTACTTAACTAAGTATTCTCCTATGTGATTGCTGAGAAACTCTATTTGCTCTAGGAGCTTCTTCTTCTTTTCCCCTTTTAACTTTTTGCTTTTTTCGTATAAATCTAATAAAAAGTCGTGGGTTATTTTGTGTTTCACCTTGACAATCTTCATATTATATAGTACACTGCTTTCATCATGGAAATTAAATCAAGTCAATTAGTTTATTCGGAGCATGACTACGACGAGTGTTTTGAATATAAAGATGGGTCCGGTCGAGTGCCTGACGGGAATGCGGTAGGATATGAAGTCTCTCATTCCACAGGCCCAAACTCTACTAAGTTAATTCTTTTTAATGATATTAAGTATAGTGAATACGACCACAAATATTGGGACAACCATGAGCTAGAGAATGATGTGGAGAGGGTTGTCGTGGGATGATTTCTTTTGCCGAAGGAGAAGGCAACTGGTCTAGCGACAAATTAAAGCTCACTCAGGCCCAGATCAAAAAACTCATTTCGGCAATCGTCAACGAAAGCGACTACAAAGAGAACAGTCAATACGGCGGGTTAAACTCAAGGCATATCAAAGAAATCATAGATTATCTTATGTTTGTTGAAAATAACAACTCAATCTACATTATAATAGACAAAGAAAAAGACGGCTACCATCTATCCTTAACTATCGATCAGAAGAAATGAATACAAATACTTCAAATAAAAGCATCTGGGACTTATATAAAGAAAATTTCCTATGCGATCTATGGGATTTTGGCGCCTTTGAGAAGCCAAAGACTCAATTAGGTTATTCAGTTCACCCCGAGTTATTGAAAGGATTATAAAGCATGAGCATGACGATGAGTGGAACGCGTATAGAAAACGGATCTATTCCACAGGATAAGTTGCTCCGCAGGTATCAGAATTTGCTTAATTTAGTTTATCTGCAAGCTCAGCCAGTTAAAGATAAAGGCCATCTTATTCCAGCAAAGACCATTGAGCTTATTCAGACTGAGCTTGACTTCCATATACCTGAAGAGAAATCCACCAAGAAACTTGAGGAAGAAATAAAAAAGCGTTATCGCCAAAGAGACAGTTACCGCTTCTGGAAAGAATCTCTGGATCTCGCAAATATCACAAATCATGTGGACGCCAAAGACTTCCTAATGAATATTTTTAGTAAATTAGACAATGGGCAACTCTATGGAAGCATGACTCATTCGCGCTATGCGCTTGAGACGCTACAGCTTGCAATCGATGATGCCTACGGGACTAATGATCTAATTCTTCTCCAATACAGCCAACATCAACCCCCAAAGAAAAAGAAAACGGCCAAGAAGGCGCCCAAGAAAGCGCTCAAGAAAAAAGCCGTTAAAGTCAAAAAAACAAAACCCCCTACTATCCTCCCAACTGATGACGTTCCATTTTAATGGGCTATCAATCCCAGCTTTCTGACGCCCAACCAAAACTCAAGAAATTTATATCATCGAGAATATTTGACCATTCTGACGCTCATGACGTTCTACAGGAAACAAATCTTGTCGTCATTAATAAAGAGCGGGACTACGATAGCTCCAAGAGTTTTGTGTCATGGATTTTCGGAATAGCTCGGTTTCAAATAAAGGCATACCTAAAGCGGCGCCAAAGAAATAAAATAAATTATGTCCCGGAATACAAAGATACCCTCTCTCAGCACCTTGATAACTCAAAAACTATTGACCACAGTGATCCTTATAAATTATCTATTGGGTGCGGCTCGATTCCCATTAACTATGATTGGCTTGCCGATGCGCCGTTCGCAGACTTAATTAAAGAAGAAAGGATTGAATTCTTGCGTCAACTGGAAAATTATCTAGGAAATAAGGAGAAAATAATTTTTAATTTATTAGTAGATGGTTTTGATTGTCATGAAATTGCAGAAAAAACAGGATTCAAGGTTACAAATGTTACCGTTGCCAAATCAAGGATAATAAAAAAAATAAAAAAGCTTATTAAAGAGAGACAAGAAAAATGATTTTTACAGTTAAAGATAAAGTGGGCGAGTACTACTATATTAATCCCGCCAACATTGTGTACATCAAGGAGCGCAGAAGCTATGACTTATGGAAAATCATGCTGATTTCCGGGGAGGCTATTCATACCAAGGACGAAGCCACCATTAAAATGATACTTGAATTCCTTGAGCAACAGCGATGAATAGAATATACAAGAATTGGTTTTTCCATAATGTCTTCGGGCATCCATTGTCTGAGATTTCATATTGGGTAATTTGCTTATTCTCTTCTCGTCTTGCAAGTTCCCTGTCAAAATGGATACATGACTCAACTTGCCCGGACTCTAGACATAAGGAAAAAAATGACAAACATTAGAAGTAAAAGAAACAAATATAAGCGCCACAGAGAAGACATCCTAAAGCTTCGGCGCCAAGGGCTTAGTTATAATGAAATCGCTTCTGCCCTAGGCTGCTCCAAAGCTACGATCTCGTACCATTGCGGTCACAAAAAGAGCGAAAAGAAAAGGGTCTCTACTCAAAAGAGGTCTCCTCTAGAGCGCAAGATTTGGTCTTTTAAGGCGCGTTGCACCAAGGGAGCTTGGCGTCAATTTTCAAGCAAAGTAAAATGTTTCAAGAGGCGCCAAAAAGGTGCAGGACGCACGAATTGGAGGGTTCGTGTCTCAGAGCCATATACTACGGCTGATGTTGTAAATAAGATAGGCCCAAAACCCATATGCTACTTGACGGGCGAAAAGATAAACCTCAACAATGCCTCGAGTTACAGCCTAGACCATAGAGTTCCCACCTCCCTAGGAGGCAGCAATGACTTAGAGAATCTAGAAATTTGTTCGCTTCGCGCCAATCGAGCCAAGGCCGACCTCCCTCTAGATGAGTTCTATAAGTTATGCGAGGCGGTCTTGAGGTGGCGAGACAAATGTCGTAAAAAAAAGACAGGGCGAGCGATCCGTAAAAAAAAGTTTCTCCCATGATTTGGTTGAAATTTTTCTTCGGTGCGCTATAATAAGGTGGTATTTGTTCTTTCTCATTTTAAATCCTTGTCCCGAAGTTGAGTCGGGCAAGTAAAAAGCGTTGCGATCTGTGCTTGCATAGGTCAATACGAATAATAAACTTTCAAATAAGGTTGCCGTTTGAGAGTAACCCAATTTGAAGGCTTGCTCAAACGTTTCTTGTTAATTCGTTTGAGAGTAACCCAATTTGAAGGCTTGCTCAAACCAAGAAGAGCATGAGAGGGAGCCTCCGGAAGTTTGAGAGTAACCAAATTTGAAGGCTTACTCAAACGGTTAGTGTGAGGGGAATGAGAACAACCGAATTTGAAGGCTTACTCAAACACCTCAGTTGGTTGTGATGCAACATAATTTGAAGGCTTATCCAAACTGGTGAGAGACAGGCGATTTATAAGTTTACTTAAACCCCAGGTGCTAGCCGTGATTATTTTTGATTAATACTTTTTTATTCTTCCCAAGTTCGCTGGGGGAATCAAAAGCCTTGCGATAACATCGATAGGCAAAAACTCCTTTTAAAAAAGAGAGGCGGAATTACATCCAGCGCTTGTCTTTAAGGTCTGCGGAACTACCTGCAGGACAGGACAGCGGAACCCTCCCCGGATCACTAAGAGGATGGTGAAACCCGCCCCAAACGACTAGTTTTTAGTTAATAGGATGGCGAAACATTGAACTACGGGAGCTTTCGCCCCCCTTTTATTTAAGAGGACAGCGGAACCCCTGGTACCAGATACGCAAATATGTTATTTTTTTCTTTACATATATGCAAATATAGTCTATACTGTTGTCCATCATGAAAACTATTACTCAGAAATTCAGGATACTTCCATTGAGTCGCAAGCAAGATATTCTGGACACTGAATGGTATCGTCAGATGTGCGAAGGGCATAAGGCTTTTCAGTTGGTCAAAAATGAGATGATCAGGATTGCGGCCCATATAGAAGACTATCCAGAATTTCAAAGCGCCAAAGGTGGCCCTAATTTCCCCAAGATGAACTCCTCAATTTCACAATGGAGAACTCACAGGGTAGGGCTTGATAACCTCCCAGAGTTTAAATATTATCGTGTAAAAAATCTTAAGGAGGGCGGCGTTCGAATTATTAATAAATCTTTGCCAAATAATCGCTACACGAATGAAGATGGCAAATGCTGGGCGTATGACCTCCTTAATAAAATTTCTGCGCGTTCACTTAATCATATTTATCCTGAACTTCAATCGTCGTGGTATACTAAGGGGAAGAAGGTCAATTACTATGCCCCCAAGACTACCAAGCGTGGGCTTGGATGGGAAAAGTCCGAGCGCGCTCGTCTTCCAGTTCACCCTACTCATATTTGCGATGGCGACTCTATCTCGACCTCGAATACTGTCAAGGATGGCGTAGTCTATGAAGGGGAATATAAGCTAGAAATTAATGAAGCAAATCCCGAACGCAGTACCCTCCATCACTTTGCAGGCGTCAAGGAAAAGATAAGGGTGGTGATCCATCGCCCCTTGATGGGTGAGCCTAAAACCGCCAAGATTGCTAGGGATGGGGACGAATTTTACCTTTGTCTTACGATTACTCTCGATTCCAAATCTATCCCTACTGCCCCCAAAAAACCAAAGAATACCACTGGGCTTGACTTTGGCATTAAAGACCATATTGTTGACGATCAAAATAATACTTATAATTTTCCGAAGGATGAGCGTCTAGAAAAGAAAATAACTAAACTCCAACAGAAGCTTTGCCTTCAAACCCAAGGTTCCAACAACTGGAAAAAGACAAAGGCAGCCCTAAATAAGCTCCATCGTCACCAAACTCGTATCCATAATGACCAAATACATAACTTTACAAGCAAAGTGACGAATGAATTTGACGGGATTGCATATGAAGACTACAAACCTTCACAAATAGTTAAAAAGACCCAAGATGACCCCAAACTTTACAATAAACAGAAACAAGCCATAAACAGAAAAGCCTTAGCTGGAGGAATCCACAAGATTAAATCTCAAATAGATTACAAATCTCAGTTAAGGGGGGTTGTTGCCGTTGCGGTTGATCCTGCCTATACCACGCAAGAATGCTCTTGTTGTGGTTTTGTGAACACAGAATTGTCAAATAATTTAGAAATTCGCGAATGGGATTGCCCCGAATGTGGAGCGCACCATTCTCGTGACCAAAACGCCGCCCAAAATATCAAAAAAGCGGCGTTTGGTTAATCGTTCTTTTACAGTTTAATCCTTGTCCCGAAGTTGAGTCGGGCAAGTAAAAAGCGTTGCGACCTGTGCTTGCATAGGTCAATACGAATAATAAACTTTCAAATAAGGTTACCGTTTGAGAGTAACCCAATTTGAAGGCTTACTCAAACCATGAATACTCTTTGCGGTTTGAGAGTAACCCAATTTGAAGGCTTACTCAAACGCATCGTCTGCCATATCGTCATAGCGCTTGGTTTGAGAGTAACCCAATTTGAAGGCTTACTCAAACGCATCGTCTGCCATATCGTCATAGCGCTTGGTTTGAGAGTAAC